GGTTCAGGCGCAGAACCAGATGTACGAGAACGGTTGGCGCCCGGTGCCGGCCTCGCGTCATCCCGGCCGCTGGACCAAGCCCGGGTACGAGGGCGCGATCGTGGTCGACGGATTGCGGCTCGAGGAACGGCCGATCGAACTCACCAACGAAGCGCTGGTCGAGGGCACCGACAAGGCCCGCGCGCAGGTCCGCAACCAATCCGAAGCGCTGATGCTGTCGAAGAAGATGCCGGAGGGCTTCGCCGCGGGCGGCAAGTACCGCGGCACGGGCGCGCAGGTCCGCATGCAGATCGACCGCAGCATGGATATTGCGCCGGGCGGCTATCTGGAAGCGGACGACAGCGTGTGACGCGGGATCGGAAGCCGCACCCAAGCGGGAAGCCGATCCGAAAGAGCGAGATCAAGAGACTCGGCTATCTGCGTCCTCCACATGAGGAGCCTTTGACGCCGTCTCTGCGGAAGCGGGACGGTATCGCCAACGCGGTCGGGTTCACGGCTCGTATTTGCGCTGATGAGGAGTGATATGTCGTCCGTCCTGATCTTCGTCCCGGCCTACAAGAACGTCCTCACCAGCACGACATTTCTGACCACGCACGCGCTCTCCCGCACGCTGATGGCGAAGGGCATCAACAGCGGGGTTTCGTCGATTTCCTCCCCTGACGTCGAATGGGTGAGAGGCTACGCGCTCTCCCTGTTCTATGACGTCCTGAAGGAATACACGCACCTGCTTTTCGTCGACGATGACATGGGCTTTCAGCCCGAGGTGGTGGTCGACATGGTCGCGTTCGGCGAGCCAGTTGTCGGCGCGCTCTATCGCAAGAAGATCACCACGGTTGAATGGGCGGTGTCCGGGGTCGAGAAGCCGGAATCGCGCGGGCCGTTCCTGGAGGTGGAAGGCCTTGGAATGGGCTGCTTCCTCATCCGGCGCGATGCCGTCACGGCCATGATCGAGAAATTTCCGGACCTGATCGACACGCGCAAGAGCTCGATCAACGACCTCATGAAGAAGACCGGCATGAATCGGCTGCTTGATTTTTTCCGCTGCATCCAGGGCGAGACCGGCAAGGTGTCGGAGGATTTCTCGTTCTGTCGGCGCTGGCGCGAGACCGGCGGCAAGGTGTGGGCCGTCACCCACCACAAGATCACGCACGTCGGCCCGCATCCGTTTGACGGCCACTATGCCGAATGGGTGAGGGGGGAGATCGAGCGCCGACAGGCTCAGGGCGACAAGGCGGCGGCGGAGCCCGCAGTGGAAGTCACCGCGCCCGACGGCAAGCCGGCCAACCCCTCGGTGTTGCGTACGGTCGAGGCCAAGCACGGCAAGTTCCAGTACAATCCGAACGACACCTTCATCGGCCGGTCGCTTGAGGCTTACGGCGAATGGTGCGAGTTCGAACTGGACGCAATCCGACATTTCGTGCGACCGGACAGCGTCATTCTCGACGTCGGCGCCAATATCGGCACACACACGGTAGCGTTCTCGCGAATGGCGCCACAGGGCAAGGTCTTCGCTTTTGAGCCACAGAAGCGGCTTGCCGCGATGCTCGAGACCAACGTCTTCCTGAACAAGCTGCCGAACGTGTTCCTGAGCGATGCGGCGGTGGGCAACATCTGCGGCCAGACTACGATTGCCGACCTGCCGCCAGATCACGCCGAGTTCAATTTCGGTGGACTCCCGCTGGGTGCAGCGACGCCCACTGGATCTGCGGCGACAGTCGTCACGATCGACTCGCTGGAGTTGGACCGAGTCGACCTCGTCAAGATCGACGTCGAAGGCATGGAAGCGGCGGTGATCCGCGGTGCCGTAGAGACCATCAAGCGGTGCGAGCCGACGCTGTATCTTGAGAACAACGGTGACGAATCCTCGAAAGTGGCCGAAGTGCTGGAGGCCATCGGCTACCGCGCGTTCTGGTCGATCGGCGACTACTTCAACCCACACAATCATCTCGGCAACGCCAAGAACATCTGGGCTTCTGATCTTGTGCCGAGCACCAATTTGATCGCGCTGCCTAAGTGGCGGGTGATGCCTCTCGATCTCGTCGCGTTCCTCGGCGCGCCGGACAACTGGCGCAAGGCACTGGAGCGCGCCAAACGGCAACAGGCGGCAGAGTGAATGGCACCATGATCTGGAATATCCATACAGCAGGTTCGCGCATCGTCCGGAGCTATGCCGGGTCCGGCACCGCAGAGACGATCTATGAGACGGAGGACGGCCGACGCTGGCGCTACAACGCGGCTATTCCAAACCCGCCGCGTCGCGACGGAACGGCGGTCGGCAGCGGCCTCGGCGAGATCGTCAACGGTCGCATCATCGACGTGCCCTAGCGCGTCAACTTGACACCAAAGCCGAACGCTTTTTAGAAAGCGCAATCAGCGGACGTTTTCGCCCGCTTTCTTCCCGGCTCGCGCAAGAGGCCGGATGACCGGATGCCCCGGAAGTCACCGCGACAAGCGCGCGCGGTCTAATCGGCAAACACCAGACAGAGCCTGTCAGGCAGCCTCCCGTAACTGGAGCTTGGTTGACAGACCATGTCCAATACCCAAGTCAAGTTCGGCTTCCGACACATCGGCTTCCTGCCCGGTATGGCGCCGGATCATCAGCTCTCAACGCGGCTGATCTCGTCTGCAAACACCACCGCGATTTGCGCGGGCGATCCGGTCCAAAAGGTCGCCGGGTCCCAATACATCGCGCAGGCATCCAGCACCACGGCGCCGCTCGACGGCATCTTCCAGGGCTGCATGCTGATCCCGTCCACCGGAGGCGCGCCGACGTGGTCGCCGTACTATCCCGGGTCGGCCGGCGCGGACGTGACGGCCTACGTGATCGAAGCGCCAGGCGCGCTCTTCCTTGCCGCGACGCTCAACACCGCGATTGCATCGACTGCGATCGGCCTGAACGTCGGTTTTGCGATCGGCACCGGCAACACCTTCACCGGTCTTTCCGGCTTCACGGTCGATCAGTCGACCCTATCCACCACCAACACGCTGCCCTTCCAAGTCGTCGGCTTGTACGGCCAGGGCAATGGCAACTTCGGCGGGGTCGGTAACGGCACCGACCAGACGTCGGCCTTCGCATGGGTGGTCGTCGCCTTCAACAACCAGCGCTTCAAACAGCTCACTGGCGTGGCCTGAGCGGAGAACTGACCGATGCCCGTCGCCCTCGCAAATATCCGCTCAGAACTCCTGCCGGGGCTGTTCGACGTCCGCGGCTCCTACGAGATGATCCCGCGTCAGTGGGACAAGGTGTTCAAGACCCACAAGTCGAACATGGCCGTCGAGCGCTCGACGCAGATGGCCTTTGTCGGCCTGCCGTTCCTCAAGGACGAGGGGGCGGCAACCCAGTTCGACAACAACGCCGGCGAGCGCTTCACTTGGGCGTTCGTGCACATCGAGGTGGCGCTGGGCTACGCGATCACCCGCAAGGCGATCGACGACAACCTCTACAAGGCTCAGTTCAACCCGACGAACCTGAAGCTGCAGGAGGCGTTTGCGCAGTTCAAGGAAATCCAGGGCGCCAACGTCCTGAACCTGGGCAACGTCTACAATTCCTCGCAGATCGGCGACGGTCAGGCGCTGTTTTCGACGGCGCACCCGTTCGATGGCGGCACATGGGCGAACACGTCCTCGGTGCCGAAGTCGCTGAACGAGTCCTCGCTGCTTGCGAACATGACCAACGTCCGCACGCAGTTTGTGAACGAACGCGGCCTGCGCATCCTGTCCCGCGCGCGCCGGCTCGTTGTTCCGCCCCAGCTCGAGCAGGTGGCGATCCGCCTCTGCAAGACCGAGTTGCGGCCAGGCACGGCGAACAACGACGTCAACGCAATCCTGACGCTGTCGGGTGGCCTGCCGGAAGGCTTCATCGTTCTGGACTTCCTGACCTCGGCGTTCGCGTGGTTCCTGACCACGAACATCGAAGGCCTCATCCACATGCTCCGCGTGCCCTACGAGTCGGACATGTGGGTCGACAACATCACCGACAACCTGCTGGTCAAGGCCTACGAGCGCTACTCGTTTGGCTACAACGACCCGCGCGCGGCCTGGGGCGAGTATCCGAGCTCGTAAGCCGGAACGGAGACTGACGTGACGGCGATCAGCACGACCAACTTCCCGAACGGGGT